TAAGCTCATGGAGTGGTAAGAGTGTAAGCATGAATCGAAAGACCGCAAAATCCTCGTTTGTTGAAAAACCATTTATACCGGTATTAGGTGGCATTCAACCTGGGATATTAGAGCAATCCTATACCGCTGAAAACAAAGAGAATGGATTTGTTGACAGGATGTTAGTAAGTATGCCTGAATTAGAGATTGAAAGCTATAATACAAACGAAATGGACGAAGCTACATTATTGTGGTACGAGACGTTTATAATCGGAATTTATGAGCATGTTAAATTCACTTTGATTGAATACGACCAGGACGCTGAAATCCTTGTTAAGAACGCTAAAATGGATTCAGAAGCTAAAATCGAGTGGGAAAGAATCTTTAACGACATTACCAATGTGCAAAATTCAGATGATGAAAACGAGTACATGAAAAGCATGCTACCAAAACAAAAGAGTTATATCCCTCGATTTGCGCTTTTAATACACATTTTAGACTACTTCATGGATGTTAAGCATAAAGACCCTTACATAGTAAATAAAGACGCAATTTTGAAGGCTGAAAAGCTATCCAAGTATTTTATTCAAATGGCAAAGAAAGTCAAGGTAAATTCGATTGAACATAAAGAGATTAAAGACGTAATTTATAATGCTAAAAATAAGACAAATAAACAAAAATTTGAAGATATGTACATGTCTAATCCTGAATTAGACAAAAAACGAGTGGCTGAAATGCTAGGATTGTCACGAACTCAGATTTATAGATATATAGCTGAAATTGAGAAAAAAGTGTAACATCGTGTAACGTATAGGTTACACATACGTTACACACTAAAACGTTGATAATCAACACTTTAAGTAAAAAAGCGTGTAACATGTTACACATTTATAAAAAAAATAAATGAAAAATAAAATAAGAAATAAAATAAAAATTTTCACTTCGTGTAACATGTTACACAAAAAACTCATAACTCATTGATAATCAATGAAAATCGTGTAACGTATCGTGTAACATTTGTGTAACGTAGTGTAACATTTAAAAAAATATAATATGAACAGAGAAACCAAAAAAAGATTCCTACAAGCCAAGCGTGAACATCTTATCAGAAAATACCCAACGTGGACGGAAGATGACATCAAAAGTTTTAGTCATTATACCAAAACTGATAACGGAGCGAATGGCTTAACCAGCTGCATTATTGATTGGATTACATTCAAAGGCGGTCAAGCTGAAAGAATAAACACAATGGGGCGCAGAGTTGACAATACAAAGATAGTTAAGGATGTTTTAGGCTTTACAAGGGTAGTTGGTTCGGTTAGCTGGCAAAAGGGTACAGGAACGAAAGGGAGTGCTGATATAAGCGCAACTATTCCTATGGTAGTGAACAACATGAAAGTAGGAGTTAGTGTGAAAATCGAGGTTAAGTATGGCAAAGATAGGCAAAGCGAGGATCAAAAGAAATATGAACATTCAATCAATGAAGCGGGGGGTATTTATGTCATTGCTCGGAATATTGATGAATTTATTGAGTGGTATGATAGCACATTTGGATAACGTGACTTATATTACACATAACAATCATTAACTAGTAAATTTTATAACACATTATGCAAATAGAATTTAAAATTACAGGTGAAGACCAAAACGAATTAATGCCATACTTTCAAGCGCAAAACAGAGATGCTTTTTTATTCGAATTATTTCACAATTTCTTTAGACATTGGAAAAATACAGATGGCATGGTTGACATTGAAGATGTTAAAGAAAAGTTATTTGAACTAAAGAATGAACATAATATAATTTTAGTCAATTAATAATACACTAACTTTGTTTTCCAAATGAACTTAATTGACTGATATAGTACAAGAGTACCCAATACTTATTGAAGCTAGTAAGAAGATTACTAACAACCATGAGCTACATATGGACTTGTTACACTATGCTTTAGAGGAACTATATTCTAAAAAGAATTACGAGGAAATTATCAATAGTGGTGGGGTAAGGTTTTATGTAGTTCGTATAATGCTTACTCAATGGCGTTCAAATACAGGCCCATTTTATAAGATGTTTTTCAATCAGAAATCAAATGAAATAAGCGAAGATATAATCGACTATAAAGAATACGACCATAACGAGCTCGAATATATTAAAGCATTAGAAGACCTGGCATGGTATGATAAGGAACTATTCAAGATATTTTCAGACAAACAACATACGATATCAAGCCTATCCAGAGAGACTGGCATACCTCGTTCGAGTGTTGACATTACAATAAAAAAAGTACGCAAAATATTACGCAAAATATGAGTAGAGTTTTAGTTATAGGAGACATTCACGAACCATTTTGTTTAGATGGGTATTTAGAACATTGTAAAAAACAATATAAAGACTTCAAATGTGATAAGGTAGTTTTTATCGGTGATATAATTGATAGTCATTATAGCTCATTTCATAGCACGGATCCTGATGGTTTGAGTGCAATAGATGAGCTCAATGCTTCGATTAAGAAACTTCGCAAATGGCATAAGGCGTTCCAAAATGGAACAGTTATAATTGGGAACCATGACAGAATAGTGGCACGAAAGGCATTAGCCAACGGAATAAGCGCAAAATGGATAAAGGAATTTAAAGACGTACTTGAAGTGCCAACATGGAATTTTACTACTGATAAAGTAATTGATGGAGTTTACTATGTACATGGAGAAGGCGCAACGGCATTTATGAAAGCAAAGAACCAATTTCGTTCAGTAGTGGCTGGTCATACACACACGAAATGTTATATCGAATATATTAACAACGTATTCGGAATGCAAGTTGGTTGCGGAGTGGATGCGAAGGCTTACGCTATGGCTTACGCTAAAAACTATGCACCGCCTCAAATAGCGTGCGGGGTAGTTATTGATGGCAAATTACCGATTATAATTAAAATGCAATAAAATATATATTTACTACTATGAAATGGAAATTTGAAAACATAGACATTATATTCAGTTGTCATGAAGATGACTTTGAACGTACAAGCAATTATTCACGCAATAAACTTAACACAAATGATAAAATTATTATTATTGACAATCCTATTGTTCATGTCGATGGGAACAATAGCACTGATATTAGCACTAGCAAATACTCACGAAACAAAATAAACACAAATGATAGAATTATTATTATTGACGGCGCTAATATCGATGGGAACGATAGCACTAATCCTGAATCCGATATATGCGAAAGTAGTGAAGATATTGTCAATATTGACAAACAGAAATCTAGAAGGAAAGCCACTAAAGTGTCCGACGTGCCTGCCGTTTTGGATAACGATGATAGTATTGATAATTAATGGAGCTTCGATATTTAATATTGTTTTGTTTAGTTTTGTCGCTAGTTATCTTGGTGAATTGTTATTCAAAAGACTAACTACATGAGAAAGGTAATTAAACTAAACATATATGATTGTAAGGTAAATTTTATTGTTAGTAATGATATTAACAAAGAAATTAAGAGGATATCCACAAAGAATAAGCAACCTTTTACGATTGATTATGAAGTTGAAGGAATAGTATTTTATTTCAATTTAAGTGAATATTTCATATTGATTAATGATAATTATTTAAGCCATAACACTTTAGCGCATGAAATTTACCATGCAGTAATCAAAGTAACCGAACCACGGGACATAACAGACGAAGAAGCTCAAGCCTGGTTATGTGGAAAGCTAACACAAGAGATATATAAATTTTTAGAAACAAACAAAGTAGAAATAAAATGACAATGGTAATAACGCAAGAAGATAAAGAGATATTAATTGAGAATAGAAAGATTATTCTTGATATAACGCACGGATATAAGATGGATGAATTGAAGGTATTATATGACGTACATAATCGAATATATAAGACTAATAAGGTGCCAAATGGGTGCGGTTCATGTATTAGAAGCGTAATGATATCGTTACAAAAAGCATTGTCTAAAGTATTGTAAAATAGTGAAAAAATAGTGAAATATGGCAAACTTACAAAACTTAACACCATTTAAAAAAGGAGAGGTCGCAAACCCAAACGGGCGCCCAAAAGGTAAGCGTAATCGTAGTACAATCTTGAAAGAGTTGTTAGATATGAACGACCAAGAATTAAGAATGCACCAAGCACAAATTGAGAAAGCAATTGAGCTGAAAGATACGAATGCTTATAAGGCAGTATTAGATAGTGCCTATGGAGCGCCAGTTCAACAAGTTGAAAACGATATTACCATAAAGGAATTTGATATCTCTAAACTCTATAATGGAGAAGCACAATAACATATGGAATTTACTTGGTTCAAAAAGTAGATATTTCGTAGTCACGGGTGGTCGTGGCTCGGGTAAGTCATTTGAGGTTGGTAGATTCATTACGTTATTATCATTCGAACAAGGTCATAAGATACTATTTACGAGGCAAACAATGACTAGTGCGCACTTGTCTATCATACCCGAATTTAAAGAGAAAATTGAGTTATTAAAATTAGAGGACCTATTCAGCATCTCAAAGAGTGAGATTAAGAATAAGAACTCAAATAGTGAGATATTCTTTAAAGGATTAAAGACATCAAGCGGAGACCAAACAGCTAATTTGAAATCATTGCAAGGTGTTACGACTTGGGTGCTTGATGAAGCCGAGGAGTTAGTTGACGAAGCGACATTCGATAAAATCAATTTATCAATACGTTCAAACGATAAGCAAAACAGGATTATATTAATCCTTAACCCAGCTACAAAAGAACATTGGATATATAGAAAGTTTTTTGAACAAGAAGGTATCAAAGAAGGCTTTAACGGGACTAAAGGCAATACGACCTACATACATACTACCTACGAAGATAACATCAAGAATTTAGGCGTTTCTTTCTTACAAGAGGTCGAGAAAATTAAGATACACAATCCTGACAAATACAATCATGTTATTTTAGGTGGCTGGCTCGAGAAAGCTGAAGGTGTCGTGTTTACAAATTGGGAGTTTGGCACTTTTAATCCAAACTATCTTCAAACATCTTTTGGAATGGACTTTGGTTTCTCGATTGATCCCGACGCACTAGCAGAAGTGGCTATTGATGTTAAAAACAAATTGTTATATGTCAAAGAACATATTTATCAACGTGGACTTAAAACACATGAATTGAGTAAAATGCTACTTGAAAAGACTAAAGGCGGTTTAATTATAGCGGATAGTGCAGAACCTCGATTGATTGACGATTTAAGATTTCAAAAGATAAACATCCAAGCCGTTAAGAAAGGAACGATTGAAAGCGGTATAGTAAGAATGCAAGATTTCAAGATAATAGTTGAACCGAATAGTACTAACATAGCAAAGGAATTGAATAATTATTGTTATTTGAACAAAGGTTCGAAACTATATGTGGATAATTGGAATCACATCATAGACGCAATTCGATACAATGTTATTTACAACCTTGATAACCCAAGCCGAGGTACATATGGATTTTACAAAAAAGGTATGTAATTTTACAGATAAATTATATTTATCACTATGCAAGGTAGTATTTACGAAATATTAATTAAGGATTTAAAAACATTGTGTTTATCTCATAAGGCGGTTAAGTCGTTCAGAGTAGGCGATATTAGCGCCATTGAACAACCGACTGGAAACGATGGAACGAACACAAATTCGTATGAATACATTGCGGTTCACTTGGTACCATCCACGGCAGTCATGAATGGACAATCTACTAAATTTGAGTTTGATATGGTAGTGTTTGACCTTTGCAAAGATGATTTAGAATTACAAGTAATAACACAATCTCAATGTTTAGAAATTACACGAGATATAATAAGTAAATTTAATCTTACCGATTGGGAAGGCTTTAGATATAACATTCAACTACCTACGACATCAATGATATTTGACGAATCTTTTGTGAACTCCGTGGCTGGTTATACAACACGAATCATAATCGAAGTAATTAGTCCGTTCACTTTATGCGAAAATCCTTTTAATTAATGGACCCGCAAAAGCTATACATACGACAAGTTACCAAGGCGCTCGAATCACTCGGGCAAGAAATCTTGAATATAATGAAGGCACAAGCGCCAGTTAAGACTGGTAAGCTAAAGCGGTCAATACGTTATAAAGTAGTAACAAAGAATGGTAATCCAGCGTTATCTTTTTACTATATCTATTATGGCGTATATGTAGATTTAGGTACTTATAGCAATGCAGACAAAGCAAGCTATGGAATGAGTCAATTTATTATGCCTAAATGGAATCCAAAGCCTGGGAAGATTGGCAAAGGAATCATGCCAAGATATTGGACATCATTAAGCAACGATGCAACCGAGTTGATTGAATACTTCGCAAGCAAATTGCAAAAGACAGTAGGAGCTGATATAGTGGAATTATTAACAGGCGTAACAACAAAAACAAGTAGAGCAACATCTTAAAATTATGATAAAGAAAATTAACAGCATATCAATCAAAAAGTTCATCGAGATTTCAGACTTAATCAAAGACGATGCAAGTATTCACGACCGCATGGAAGTGATACGAATTGTTAGCGAATGCGACATAGAAGAAATTAGAATAATACCAGCCAATGTACTTGATGGAATTTGGAATGACTTTGTAAAAAATTGTTTTGACTTAGGAGATGGTTCGATTGATAACATCGTGACCATTGATGGTATTTCGTATGGCTTAATAGACGTTAAGAAATTAAGCGTAGGAGAGATGGCAGATATTGACATTCTAAAAAACCATCCTAAATTAAATTTCAATCTACACAAGATTATGGCTATTTTGTATAGACCATTGAAAAGCAAATTGCCTTTCGTAGTAGAACCATTTAATCCCGATACGTTTGAAGCTCGTGCTGAATTATTCGCAGAGAAAATGCCCGTAAAAGTGGCACTAAACACGGCTATTTTTTTTTTAAATATATTGGGCAACTTGAAAGAAGTTACAAAGGACTTTTTGGCGAAGCCGAAAGCGGAGAAGAAAAAGAAAATATTGAACGTGCTGACATCCGTTGCGCTCGAGGTTGGAATGCGTTTATTTACTTCCTTGCTAAAGACGACATCCTCAAAATCGAAGAAGTTACCAAAATAGAATTAATCACGGCTTATAATTTTTTAGCGCACCAAAAGAATAAAAATGATAACACAAATTAACTACGCACCATCTTATCTACAAGGAACATACAATCCGATTATTTGGAGTGTAACGAGTGACGAAATAGCACAACCAAATTTTTCCTATGTATTTGATGTATATATTAACGGCACATTTGAAATAAGATTAAAAGTTAAACCGAATCCAAGCGGTGCTGGGATGGTTGACATTAGTCAGATTTGCCAAGCGTATTTAAAGAACGATAGAATACCCGAAACAGTTATAAATACAACTACTTTTTTTCATTTATTTGCAGACAATACTAATTCAAGTTTACATCTATTTTTAAAAGTTGGTGAGGAGTACGGCGGTACAATATACGATGGTAGTGGTACGGCTGGTGAGCCAGCTTATAATTTGTGGGCACGCACAATTCAAAATCATTTTAATATCCCAGTGCACGTTTGGAATAGTAGTTTAGAGTTTAGACTTCAACAAGATGGAATGAGTAATGGATATTTATACAGCGGTGGCTATGGTTTATTACCATCGCAAACAATAACATACGATTGGGGTGAAGCAATTAATAACAATAAATTGGCATATCCGTTAAGCTATGCACCATTAAAACAAAAAGTTTATTATACTGATTTAAACGTTTTATCATTTATAAATTGGACACAATATCCAAATGATTTAGATGATAGTTATATGGCATTTTGCGTGTTAAGTTATTACGACAAATTTGGCAATCCGATAGTAAGTAATTTGCCAATAAGCATAGATAGTGGGAGCGGTTATTTACAAAAAAATCAATGTAGTGATGTAGTTACAACTCAATTAGATGCTGAATTTGATATTATTCATGTTCAATGTAGATTAGCTTCATTGATTGAAATTATTAATAGCAAAGGCTATTCATATACTATGAGTGAAGGCGAGTATATTGAAGTTCAAATGTACAATCACGCAGTAGGTAATGGATGTTTAGAAAACTTACCTTTGACGCAAATTAGTAGATTTACCATGTTAGAAGATTGTGATACATTATATACTCGAGTTCGTTTAAGTTGGTTAAATGATTTGGGCGGTCGTGATTACATGAATTTCACTGCATTCATGGAAAAAGATACAACGACTACAAATGATAACTACTATCAAGAATCAATGAATTGGAGCGCATTAAAGCCAGTTACTGAAAACGTAACAAATCCAAACTTTAATCTACAAACGAAAGGCGGTGAAGTAATATATAACAAGCAAGCCATGACATCGTGGACATTGAATACGGATTGGCTTACCCAGGATGAAGTTAACTTATTAGAAGGATTGCAAAAGAGCTCAAATGTTATAGCTTATTTTAATGATAATGCTTACAATGTGTTAGTGCCATATAGTGTGAGAATAGGTCAAACAAGTTACAAGACAAAGAATATTAAACAAGTGAAATTAGTACAAGGTGAATTTGAAATATTCTTAAACCAAACGCAAAAGATTAATTAATGAGATTATACGTTAAAGAAACAACGGGTTATATATTGTTAGACTTAATGGAAGATAATCCAATTAAGTTGACAATGGCAGTCGCTGACATAATGGATCCGACTGCCAGTCCTTCGACATATTCACAAACATTTAGAGTTCCCAACACGGCTAATAATAATTTGTTTTTTAAGAGTGCATTTAACATCAATGCACAAACTTTTGATGCGACTAAAAAAATCGATGCGTATATTGAAGATAGCAACGTGACTATTTCAGTTGGTAATATTAGACTAACTAATATATTCACGAATAACAAAGATAAAAACGTTGAATACGAGGTTACTTTCTTTGGAGAGGTGTCAGACTTCGCTGCAAAGATAGGAGGTGGATTTATGAATAGTTTGAGCCTATCTCAATACAATCATGAGAAAAGCTATGTGAATATTGTAAATAGTTGGAATCTAAATTTGTTTAATGGAGATGTGATATATCCTTTGATTGAATGGGGCTATGATTACTTGGATGGATTGCCAGTGCAAAATACTTTAGCTTTATTTGATAATCAATTAGCAAAGAAAGGATTTACAAGTAATCAACACCCATTATCGGTAGAACAATTCAAACCCGTAATTCGTGCTAAAGTTTTACTTGATGCTATTTTTAATGAGAGTGGATATACTTACGAAAGTGATTATTTAAGTGGCTCGGATTTCATGAATCAATACGTTATCACGGAGCAAACTGATAGAGCAAAAGACACAACTATTTCAAAACTTTCAGTTAGTGGATTATGGCAGCAAGTTTTAACAGCGGGTACAAGTGACATTATTTTACCTTATGAAGTTTATGATCCTAGTAATTCATTTGACACAACAACAAATAGATTTAAAGTTCCTATTCAGTTCCCAAACCCAGCAGACTATTATATTTTTACTATTCAAGGTTGGTTTAGAAATAACTTTTTAACTTCAACTTTATTTTGGTTTGAGATTTACAATGTAACACAAGGTACAACTTCAATACCAACAGCATTCACGGCACCAGCTAATAGCTCATATTATTTCAGTGGCACTATCAATATTGATAATTCTTTTGCAGCACTAGGAGACGAATTACTATTTAAGTTTGTGGCACCAGTTCCATTTGGTGGCTTACCATTAAACAATATTTCAGAAATGCAAGTGTTACAAACAACATCCGTTGGTAATATTGCAGTACTAAATAATTTTTTACCAAACAACGTTAAAAATATTGATTTCTTAAAGGCTATAATTGAGAGATACAACCTTGTTTTAGAACCATCAAAAAGCAAAGAAAAACATTTCATTATTACTCCATGGGTGGATTGGGTAGAACAAGGAGCGCAAAGAGATTGGACTGATTATGTAGATGGAAATGTAGACATCGTTTCAAGTCCTTTATTCACATCCCAACCACGTTCAAACACTTGGAGAGATGACGAAGATAGTGACTATGTTAACTACAATTTCCAAACAGCTACAAAAACAACATACGGCCAATTAGATTTGGATAGTAACATTGAAGTTATTACAGGCAATGAAGTAACGCAATCATTATTTGCGCCAACTCCATTACTACCGATTGGTAATTCAAGCGCTGAAACAAGCGCCACGGCAAACCAAAAGTTAGCAGCGAAATTCTTAATACCGCACATCGCAAAAGATACAACCACGGAGCGTACGCCAATAACTCCGAAATTAAGATTGGTATATTACAACGGCATGAGAGCCGCACCATTAGAATGGCACGTTAAAAACGATGCGTTAGTTACTCAACATTGGAATCAATATCCGTTAGTTAGTCAATATAGCGCTTTAGATACAACGACTATTTTTAGAGATTTAGCATGGCGTAACGCAGCGCCTTTATGGGATATAACGCCAAGTGTACCGAACCCGCCAGCGAGAACATCGAGCGACCTATGGAATAACTTTTGGCGCAAATGGTATGAATTTACCTATGATAAATACGGGCGCATTGTTGAAATGGATATCGTTTTGGATTATAAAAAAGTATGGGATTTAAAATTTAATGATAAAATCTTTATTAAGGATTCGTGGTATATGGTTAACAAAATAACCGATTATCAAGTTGGCAAACCAACGGCTTGCAAAGTAGAATTAATCCGAGTAGGAGAATCTATTTCGATAGTTCCAAGGCAATTAATAGAAGGTCAATTAATGTGTTACATATCGAATCCCGAGACAATTTGTGACGTATATTGTTGCTTTGAAAATGGGGGGGCAAATGTCATGTATTATGAAAGTAATGGGCAAATATTTTTAGATCCAAACGGCAATTTTCCAGCTCCGAGTGGTGTTTATTCTTATGGCGCTTCAAATACTTTTAGTGTAATAAACGGAATCATTACAACTTACCATGTAACAACTGAATGTGTATGTACAAGACAAGGTCAAGAAAAATTTGATGCATGTTTTGGAGCTAGCGTTATAGATGCTAGTTGTTGCGTAAACCCATTTCAACCATTTTACGGATTTGCACCTGAATTATATAATTGCACAGAAGCGTGGAGCGATATAGCACTAACAACACACGTTCCCGATGGGTGGTATTACAATCCTGGCGAACCTTATGTCGCAAGATATGTGAACGGATTATTAACAAATTTAGCTAACGTTGTTAGCTGCATATAAACAAAATTAAACTATGGCAAACGAAATAAATATAGGAATAAATACCACATCCGACCTAAGTGGATTGAATCAAGTAGATGAAAGTGTAAAGAGTTTACGAACCCAACTAAAAGAAGCGCAAGCAAACGTAGCTGCATTGTCTGAAAAATTTGGAGCGACATCAAAAGAAGCCGTAGAAGCGGCTAAAAGTGCAGCAAGTTTAAAGGATAGAATCGGTGATGCGAAGTCCTTAACAGATGCGTTTAATCCTGATGCTAAATTCAAAGCGTTGAGCGGTTCGCTTACGGGCGTAGCGGGTGGATTTAGTGCCATTACTGGGATAATGGGCGTAATGGGTAAAGAGAGCAAAGATGTTGAAAAAGCTATCTTAAAAGTGCAAAGTGCCATGGCATTCGCTGGCGGTGTTCAAGCTCTAGGAGAAAGTATAGATAGCTTCAAGCAACTAGGAGCAGTTATAAAATCCACGACTGTTTTTCAAAGAATTGCAACAGCAGCACAATGGTTATGGAATGCGGCATTAAATGCGAATCCGATTGGTGCGGTTGTGGTAGCTATTACGGCATTGATTGGCGTAGGTTATTTAATGATTAAAATGTTTAAGTCGTCTACTGAATCGGTTGAAGCGTCAAAAGAAGCTATTGAAAAAAACAAAAAAGCAGTTGAAAAAGAAACCGAAGCGCTCGAGGAAAATAGAAAAAAGAAAGAGCAGTTGCAAGATTATGAATTGAGATTGATGAAAGCTCGTGGAAAATCGGATGAAGCCATTGCAAAGCGTGCTATTGTTTTAGCAAAAGAGAATGAACAGGAAGCATGGAAGGAATACCATTTGAAACGTAGTACTTTAGAAATGGCAAAAAATACCATTGCAACGTATGAATCTACACAAGCCAAAGTTGACGACCAAATGGCTAGTGTAACTTGGATGTCTACGGAGTGGGGTTTATTACAACAAAGAAAGGATATTAATAAACAAGATTTAAAGGAAGCTAAAGAAAAATTAAATAGTTTAATATTAGCTAATAATTCAGCGGCTAAAGTAGTAGATGAAGCGCACAATAAAAGAATATTAGCAGAACAGAATCTAAATGTTATAATAGCACAAAATCAAACCAATGCTAATAAAGAAGCAGCTGAAAACCAAAAGAAAATAGACGATGATAAATTAGCAAAGCAAAAAGAATTAAGAGAAAAACAACAAAACGAAAAAAAATCTGATTTAGAAAAGGACAAGCAATTAGCGGAAAAATATACTAGAGAAGAAGAAGATTTACTTGCAGATACGGAAACTAAAAAAGCTATCTTACTTCATAGAAGAAATAGTGAAGAAATAGCTCAAATGAAAGATTTGAATGCTAAAAAAATAGCTTTGCAAAATGAATACGATGCTAATGTTATTCGAATGAATGCGGCTATGGAAGCCGACAAAGAAGCTGAATATAATAAGTCGGTTGAATTCATGAATCTTCAAGATGGTAATTTTGAAGTTAGTTTGCAAAAACAATTAGAACATTACGAACATCTAAAAACAATTCAAGAAGACTATGGAAAATCTACGATTGAAATAGATAAACAAATTGCAGAAACCAAAGGACAAATTGCAGAAGATAATTATAACAAATCGATTGCAATAATTCAACAAGAAAAAAATGATAATTTAGACCAACAAAATAATGTGTTAAAGCATTATCAAGATTTACGGGATAAATTAATTTTAAATGGAGAATCTACCATTGCAATCGAAAAAGAAATTGCAGAGCAAAAAAAATTAATAGCCAAAACTGAATTAGATTACAAAGATTATACGATTAACAAAGGTATTGAAGTTGCGGCACAAGGTGGTCAATTATTACAAGATTTAGCTGGCAATAGTAAAGCGGCTGCAATCGGTGGAATCGTTTTAGAAAAAGCGGCTTCAATAGCTTCAATCATAGCATCTACATTTGCAACGAATGCCAAGTTTACAGGACACCCAGCGTCTATTCTTACATTTGGTGGAGCAGCAGCAGCACCAGTGGCATTGAATACGGCAAGCGGTGCGATTGGTATAGCTTCAATTATTGCACAAGCGAGTAAAAGTATAGCAGAAATTAACAATACCAAATCAGATGCAGAAACTCCTGGTAAAACAGCACCATCCAAATTTGCAACGGGTGGATTGGTTACTGGCATGGGTACTTCTACAAGTGATAGTATCATGGCTAGATTATCAAATGGAGAATCGGTAATCAATGCAAAATCTACTGCGATGTTTGGAAATTTACTTTCTAATATCAATCAAGCTGGTGGCGGTGTAGCGTTTGGCAATCAAAATAACGCAAATCCGATATTTAAGACGTATGTAGTAGCTTCTGAAATGACAAGTCAAATAGAAGCCAATTTAAAATTAAAACAAATAGCACGTTTATAATGAATAGAAAATTAATAGAATTAGTAATTAGCGAAGATGGTGGAGTGGATAAGATTTCACTCGTTGAAGAACCAGCCATCGAAGTAGATTTCATGTACTTCAAAAAAGAAACTGAAAAATACAGGTTTGATAATGATTTGCAAATTGTTATTGGGCCGGCCATGATCCCCGACTTGAAAATAATTCGAGTTGACGATAATGGTAATTATTACGATGTAGTATTTAGCAAAGAAACTATTTTGAAAATTGCAAAAAAATTCATGAAAGAAGCCCGCACGAACGATGTTAATCAAGACCACGAAAATAAAAAGAAAACGGGAACGTATGTTTATGAATCGTGGATTGTAGAAGATGAAAACGACAAGGCTATACAGAAATATGGTTACGATGTGCCCGTTGGGACTTGGATGGTAAGCATGCAAGTAGAAGACAAAGAGACATGGCAAAGAGTTAAAAACGGAGAATTAAAAGGCTTTAGCGTTGAAGGTATGTTCGAGGAATATGAGAACGAAGAATTATTCAACAAGATAAAAGGGATCGTGGAATTTGACGAAGACAAGGCTTTGGAACTTGCGAAAACTTTGGGAATCAAAGCAAGTGATATGGAAGAATTTGACTTGGTAGAAGTAGATGAGAATTTCATACGACCACAAGGATATAAAGAAGGATTGACTGTCTACAAATACGATGGCCCGCCAGCAGAAAGAATCTTTTGCCGTACTATGTTATCTTTAGAAACGTATTTCACATTCGAGGAAATCAAAGCAATCGCACAGGCACCAGTTAACCCTGGTTTCGGGCCACGAGGAACGGATATTTACGACATATGGAAATATTCGGGCGGGGCAAATTGCAAACATTTTTGGCGTAAATATTACATCAATGCTAAAGAGAAAGTGATAAACAAAGGTAGAGCGCCAGGACTTGCGGGAACAGCTCCATGGGATCAACCAAATCATGGTTTCTTACCCAATAACAAAAAATAGTTATTCACAAAAATTGTTAAAAACTTTAAATTAAATATATACAGATATGTACAAGATTAAATTAAACCAAATTAGAGCACTTTTAGGCGTAGAGGTGTCTTTAGAGAAATTAATTTTAGCTGATGGGACTGAATTATCTACTGAAAAATTAGAAGTAGGTTTCCCAGTTTTTGACGCTGAAAATAATCCCGTAGGTGCGGGCGAACACAAATTAGTTGACGGCACAATCTTCATGACAGATGAACTTGGTATCATTACCGAAGTTATCAGAGTTGAAGAAGAAATGCCCGAAGTAGAGGCACCAGTTGAAGTATCAATTGAAGCGGCACAAGTTGAAGAAGTTGCAGTCGATCCTATGGTGTTAGTTTACGAGACTATTATGGAGTTGAGCAATGAGATTGCTAAATTAAAAGAAAAAGTTAGCACATTCTCAAAAGCGCCAGCGGTTGCACCAATCAAAAAAACTGATAACGAAGTTATCGAAACAACATTCTCAAAATTAGAAAGATTAAAATCAATTAAAAACCAATTAAAAAAATAAAAAATGGCATTCGATTTACAATTATTACCAAATTATACAGACCAATTATCAACCGACCTTATTAGTGAGGCGTTGTTGAAATCATTTACTACTGACTTCGTTACTATTCAAGCTGGTAAAACTGCGGGAACTTCTGCAATTAACGTTATGAACTCAAATGTTGACATTATAGATGCAACTTGTGGATTTGCAGCTGGTCAAGTAGGTGGAAACGAAACAGTTTTTTCTCAAATTCCTTTAGTAGTAGGTTCTAAAATGTTGAAGGAGCAATTATGTCCTGAAGATTTAAGAACTAAATGGACTTCATCTCAATTAAGCGCTGGTGCAAATCAAGAGACAGTTCCTTTCGCTGAATTAATCGCAAACAACAAAATGGCAAACATTGCTAAGTATGTAGAAAATACAATTTGGCAAGGTGATAATGCTAACTTAGATGGTTTATTAGACCAATGTTTGAATGCAAACGGGACTATCAATTCAGCGGGCGCTTATGCACAATGGACTACTTCAACAGCTATTGCAGAGTTTTGGTTAAACGTAGGTTCATTAACTCCAGCATTACAAACTGAAGATGATTTAATCATGTACACTTCATATGCTAACTATCAAGCGTTAGTTGGTGCATTGATTAACACAGGCGCTTCAATAATCGGTACTTTCGCACAAGTTAGCAACGCAAGTGGTGTTAACGCTCCAAGTTCATTCGTTTTCCCTGGTACAAACATTACAGTTTTCGCAGCACCTGGTATCAATGATCCAGCTCGTGTAATCTTAGCTCCTAAAAAATACATTTTCTTCGGAACTGGTTTATTAGATGAAATGGACACATTCAAATTCTACTACAATGAAGCTGATGATATCATGAATTTCAATGCTAAATTCAGACTTGGAACAGCGGTTTATGCTTCTCAAGTAGTATCAAACAAATAATCATAAAAAAGGGAGCTAATAACTCCCTTATTTTTCAACTTTAAAAAATATTAATAAACATGGCATGTAGCATATTAAACACGATTAACTTGGATTGTATGAGCGCACTTGGTGGCGTAAATACTATCTACGTTTTTGCGGGTGATAATTTCGAAATCCAAACAGTTACAGCAGGCGAAGTTACTTTGGCTGGTGGTAGTGGTGATTTCTTTCAATACAAATTTGCAAAAGATACTGCAAAATTAACAGAAACAGCAACGATTTCAAACGCAAACGGAACTGTTTTTTACACAACTGAATTAAGCGTTAACATCTCAAAAAGAGACGTTGCAAAAAGAAACGAATTCTTATTGTTAGCAAAGAATCGTGAGATTAGAGTTATTGCATTAGATAACATGGGTCAATACTGGTTGTTAGGTAACACAAGAGGAGCGGTTTTATCTACTATGGTGGGTGAAGGCGGTCAAGCAATCGGAGATATGAACGGATACACATTCACGTTCCAATCAATGGAAGCGGATCCAATGCCAGCATTGAGTTCAGCAAGTAGAAATGCAATCGCAGCAATCGCACCGAATTCAAGTGCAGCAGTAGGTGGATTTGATTTCAATACTTCAGCTAACTAATATTAACCTTTAAAAAAATAGGGCGGTGCGGTCAATCGCATCGCCTTTTTTTATTCTTATGATAAATTTAGTGACAGGATTAAACGAGTTTATAATTTACGGAGATTTCACACAAAATATGAATAGTTATCGAATCCATTTATTCAATGGCTTTGATAGGGTTGAGCACATTTGTAAATTAGAAAATAAAACAAGCAGCACAAGATTTGCAGAGTTTACCATTTACATTAACGATGGTATTACAGGAGACTATCATTTGAACGGATTGCCATTTGGTAATTTTGATTATACGATTAACATCGAAGATGACATTTACAATCGTGGGCAAGCGTTTTTGGCTGGCGATACAGAAGTACAAAAAATTGAATATATATCCGATAATGAAAAAAGCGAAAGCGTAATATATGTAAGCTAATGAAAACGATTATAGACACATTAAAAGAGCCCGTAAACGTATTAAACGCAACGACTTTCGGAGTAAGTTTGACGACATTGCCCGAGGATTTAAAGATAGTTTTCTACATTGTATCAATTATTGCATCAATATTAGTTAGCGTGAAGTATATTTACGAAATAATTTCATTGCGAAAAAACGCTAAAAAAGATATTTAATAACATATGAACAATTTTGCATTCAATTCGATTTCACAAATTCAAATAAATTTACCTACGTTTTCCGAACGTGGTTCAAAAAAATGGATTAGCTATGGAGAGGATAATTTATATCCTCAATTTATAGCGAGCTTATTTTTGCGTTCTGCTATCAATAGAACAGCTATTCAATCAAAGATTGACGCTACCATAGGGAATGGATTAAAGACCACTGATGAGTCTTTAAATTACGTTTTAGTACGTGCGAATCCGATTGACTCATGGAACGATGTGTTTGAGAAATGTGCACAGGATTATATCACGTTTGGTGGATATGCAATGAACATAATTTGGTCAAACGATGGTAAAACAATAAGCGAAATTTATCATTTGGATTTCACAAAAGTAAGAAGCGGTAAAATTGAACCAGGTGATGACGCACCAAAAGAATATTTTTATTCTACGAATTGGGAAAATTCAAATAAATATAAGCCAACACAATATGCAACTTACAACCCTACATTGTCAATCGAACAACCTTCACAAATATTGTATGCGTTTGATTATGAACCTGGCAATATTTATTATCCTTTGCCAACGTATGCTGGTTCGATTAATGACATCCAAATTGATATAGAAGTAAGTAAATTTCATATCTCGAATCTTGCAAATAGTTTGAATCCTTCTTTGTTTATTAGCTTGAATAATGGAATACCAGCGCCCGAGGAACGTAAAGAGATTTATGATGAATTAACGATGGCTTATCGTGGAACTGAAAACGCTGGTAAGGCATTTGTTGCATTTAGTCAAGACAAAGAACATGCTCCCGAGGTTACTCCGATAACAAGCACAAATGATAATTACTACACTACTTTAGAAACTCGAATTACAACGAGAATCTTAACAGGGCATAGAATTACAAGTCCGTTATTATTGGGACTTTACAATGGTGGCGCTGGCTTTAGCTCTAATGCTGATGAACTTGCGGTGGCCTATGGTCATTTTATTGGGACTTGTATTAGACCAATACAAAAGAGCATGTTAAGAGTATTCAATAATTTAATGTTGAATAGTGGATATGATACAACCCTTTACATTATGCCTACAACTATTATCGAACCAACAGCAATACCAACAACAACAACTTCAATCGTAGAATAATGGCAATAACAAACGTACTTTTCGTATCAGAAACGAAACTAAAATCATATACTTCAATCCATCAATCGGTTAGCCCTGACGATTTGCAACCATTCATCTTACAGGCTCAAGATATTTATTTGCAGAATTACTTGGGTGCGACATTTTATCAAGAATTACAAACTCAAATCACGAATAATACATTAACGATTCCAAACAAAAAGATACTTGATGACTTTATTGGTGCGATGTTGTGTAATTATGCGCTTTACCATGCTTTACCTTTTTTGAAGTACAAAGTATTTAATAAGTCAATCATGAATAATGATAGCGAAAGTGGTCAATCGATTGATTTGGAAGCATTGAAATTTTTACAAAATGAAGTTCGTAGTGTAGCTGAAAATTATACTAAAATGATGACTACATACTTAAAGAATAATTTAAGCGATTATCCTGCATATAATAGTTATGATTTCCTTGATGGAATAACTCCCGACAAAGGAACGCCTTACTTTAGTGGATTGCAAACAAATTCGAGCTTCAATTTGGCAAGACGTAGAATAAATAGACGTGGAGATTGTAACGATTGCAACGGATACGAATATTAAAAAATTTAACTAAAAAACAAATATAAAAAATGATTGACAATTCAAAATTCATTATTACAAATGAAGTAATCGTAGACAAGTACGACTTAATGATCCAAGCGGATGTAACTGGGACACCAGCTATTTTGCAAATTCAAAAAGCTAATTATGGTATTGTATTTATTGGCAACTATACTTCATTAAAATTCTTTATTGATGGGGATAAATTGGTAATTTTAGACAACAACTTTTACGGAGAATTTTCAGCTAATAACGTTGACGGATTTAACACGGCGCAAGATTTATTAGTTGCATTAAAATCGGGAATTAACTAATAAAATATAAACCATGACAAAATTAATATTACAAGCGGGCCAATTAATTGACGTTATTAACTACAATGAAAATCAATACTTTTCTTTAGTTGTTAGCGAAGATTTACCAATGCCAACAGCGATTTACAAAGAAGATACATCAATCGGAGTGAACGTACAAAGATTTATCGTAGATAGCGTAATCATTGCAGTTATAAACACTAGCGAAAATTTAACTGATAACAATGGTAATGTTTACGAAAGAGTTGAAAGCGCAGCCATCCTTACTGAAAATAATTTTAAACCATTAAAAGAAACAGATGAAACAGAAAATTAAACATTGGTACGAATCAAAAACAATCGTTATGAATATCCTGGTATCAATTACAATGGTAATGGCTTTATTGCCTACATTGTTTACTGATTTGCAATTGGATGAAAATTTAAGCCTTCGATTGACCGTTTTAGTAGGATTTATAACGAATGTAATTAACATCGTTTTACGTTTTATTTCTACTGATAAAATAAAGCGTAATGCCTAGTTCAATCATAACTGCAAAGTTTGATTTGATGCGGTTAAATTTGCCTAAAAATAGCGAATTTACACTTGATAACAATACGATTAAGGTAAAGCATAGCGACATAACTTTAAAGTCTGAAATCGAGGTACAAATTCGGAAAGTAACTGCATCAATCGGAGCTGAAATAACAGACAAGTCAACAAGCGCAAGAATAAAGTTTGAAGTCAAATTTTAATATATATTTTTGTAATAACATGAAACCGAAAATATTTAGTCAAGCAGAAATGGTAAAGTACTTTGGCAAAGCAAATGCTGAAGGGACTTATTTAACCATGATTGATTTGCCTTATACAATGTACTATGATAGGCAACCAGTTAAGCGAATGAGATGCCACAAAAAAGTAGCTCAAGCGTTTACTAATGTATTCAATGAATTATTGAGTAGTTACGGAGAGCGCAAAATAAATGAATTGGGAATTAATGACTTTGGCGGTTGTTTTAATTACAGATTGATGAGAGGTTCAAGAACTAAACTTTCAGCTCATTCATGGGGCACGGCTATTGATTTGGATCCTAACAGAAATACATTAAAAGAAAATCATAAAACAGCACGTTTTGCACGAGCAGATTATAAAGCTATGATTGACATATTTGAAAAACATGGCTTCGCTTCATTGGGTAGATTAATGGATAAAGATTGGATGCACTTTCAGTACGGATTACCGATTTAACTCGTTTTTTTCATAATTAAAATTTAGTGTTTTAGGCTCAATGTTTCTACATTGGGCTTTTTTTTTAAAAATTTATAGCCTTTATTCATGCGCCTTTCAGAGAATTAACAAAAATAATTTGCAAAATAATTTGGTAGTACGAAATAGCGGTGTATATTTGCACTATCAATAACAATTAAAAACAATAATTATGACAAACACATTAAACATCGCACAATTAGAAAACAAAATTTCAAACATGAAAAAAGATGGTAAATACACTACTAACTTTTTATTGGTTTTTGGTTCAATAAAAAATTTAGAATTAAAGAGCGAAGATATCTTAATAAGAATGGATGATTTTTTAACTAAAAAAGGATTCTAATAATGATAATAGAAACACTTGAAGAAGCGGCCCAAAAACATACGACTAATTTTGAAACTAGGATTGCTTTTAAATTGGGAGCTGAATGGCAAAAACAAAAAATATATAGCAACCAAGATTATATAAAATGGGATATAGATTTTAATTACGCTTATAATAGTTTTTTATTATCGGGAGATTACAACGGGCATAGATTTACAATAGGAGTTGTTGACGCTTTTTTTAATATTCCTTTAATGTATGCTAAATGGAGAATAACTAAAAAATATAAAATATTATACCCTGAAAGATTTAAAAATAAACAAAAACAAAAACAATAATTATGATTACACTAACACAACAAACAAGCGAGCAAAACACATTAACTCAAAACCATTTGGATATGGTTACAATGAATGAAGTTAAAAAAGTAAATTTAGTATGCCAATTAGAAAGACTTGAAATCGAGATGCAACAACCAACAAAGGACTGGGATAAAATCGCATTCTTAAAAACTGATATTGCTAGATTAAAAAACTACTTAAAAAATAATTAATATGGAAAAGCAACAAACAGCGGTTGAGTGGTTGGAATCTTTATATTATCCACATTACATACCAAAAGATATTTTTAAACAAGCCAAAGAAATGGAAAAGGAGCAAATGAAAGAAACTTTTAAATTATTATTAAAAGCCCATGTTGATTGGACAGTTTTTTCTAATAAAATTTTAGATGAAACATTTGAAGATTATTATAACGAAACTTTTAAAAACAAATAATATGAAAGAATTATTAAAAAGATTAATAATAGGGTGTATAGGTTTTTTATTTATATATTTAATATGTTCATTTTATAATGTAACATTTGATATATCAAAATGGAGCAAAGAAACTAGATTTATATCTTGTTTATTAGGTTCATTTTCATTCATAATGTTTTCTACATATCCTAATTACAATTTTAAAAATAATTAATATGGAAATAGTAAACACAACCATCGTAACATCGGTAGCAGAAATCAAAGAGCTCATTCAGTATTGTTTGGTGCATGACTTTGAAGGTCAAATAAACCTCACATTTGATGACGACAAAATAATAGTTTCAGAACCATCGAAAGAAATAGCGCCCGATTATATTTCATTTAAACTTTAAGCACATGAAAACAGGACAACAAATAAGAATTAAAAGCACTCAAGAAGTAGGCACAATAACTGAAATCAATGGAGAATCCGTTAAGGTTTACGTGGTCAAACGTGGCACATTTAGATATTTAAAATCTAATTTAGAACCAGTAGATAGAATCCCAAAAAGCGACTGCATAGAAAACACACATTAAGACATGGAAAATAATAAGAAACTAGGACGTAAAAGTATTTACATAAACCCTAAAAACAACACGCTAAAGACGTATAGAAGTAACAATCACAAGCTACTTGACATCGTCAATAAATTGATACAAAACAAAAACAGGATCAATCCTCAAAAGCTAACTGATAAACAACGTCAAGACATTAGCGAAACCATTAACGAATTATTATTTATATAATTCTTAAAATAAATTTTGTAGTACGAAATAAAGAAGTATATTTGCACTCTATTAAACATTTAAAAAATAAAAATTATGAAAAGAAAAACAACATTCAACACCGAGAAATTTTTAAAGCTATCTCAATTCTTATGTGACAACGAATACACATTTGATGAAATGCGTGGAATCTTATTTGAGTATGCAAATGAGACCGCCATGATTGATTTGGATTTAACAATTGAGAATAGAACTATGAGCACATTTGTTGAAATGGCTATCGAGGATCCAAACATGGATTACCAATTTAAAATCTTTACTCAATGCTTTGTAAGACGTGAATACGATGTAATGAGCGAAGCCGAGGAAAAGGAATATTGGGACGAGGAACAATTTAAAAGCGACCTTTGGAATATAGGATATTAATTAACGGGGGGTAAAACCCCCACTAAAAACAAAATAAATTATGAATAAAGAACTAGCAAAACAAACCAAGGCTACTATAACAAGCCTATTCAAACAATTAGATTTAGACGTTGTACCATTAGAGCAACTAAATGTTATCTTGTCAACACCACCGCCAGCAACCTGGGTAAAACAACACCCGTTTATTAAAGGTTATAATTACTTGCCGATTGATAAAGTAGAATATCTTTTAAGACGTTGTTTCAAAAAGTATCAAATTGAGGTAATTAAGACGGCCCAATTATTTAATGCTATTGAGGTAACCGTTCGTGTTCACTATCTTAACCCAGCGACCAACGAAATGATGTATCACGATGGCGTAGGAGCTCAAGAATTGCAAACTACGAAAGGAAGTGGCAATCTCAATATGGATATGAGTAACGTAAATAAAGGTGCAGTTATGATGGCTTTGCCAATAGCGAAATCAATTGCCATCAAAGACGCATGTGACCATTTTGGAGATTTATTCGGAGCTAATTTGAATAGAAAGGATATTGTGCAATTTACGGGCGATACGGAGCTTTTAAGCGCTGAAGGTATACACAATAGCAAAGAGAAAGAACGTGTCGAAAAACACATTCAAAATGCGAATAACGTAGAAACTTTGGTACAAGTTGAAAATCTTATCGAGAAATACGATTTAAGTATTATTTTTAACTCCAAAAAAGAATTATTAAATGGAAAATAAAATCTTATTTCGTTGCAGTGGCACAGGTTCATTAATGAACGAACCTAAATTGAAAGCAGATAAAGAAGCTGGCAATCTTTCAGAAACCGCAAAGACTTTCGTTGAAGACAAGTGGCTATTTGATACGTTCGGATTTGCCGAACTACTCAAAAACGACTACATGGATAAAGGAAACGAATGTGAACAAGATAGCATGGATTTGGTTAGTCAAGTAGTGCCTGGTGGATTTCGTTCACGATATAATACGAAGTTACAAAATGACTATGTTATAGGAACTCCCGACATCGTGTTAACTGATTGTGTTGAAGACATCAAAACTTCATGGAATCTAAAGACTTTTTTCAATGCTGAATTATCAAAGATGTACTACGCACAGGCCCAGTGTTATATGTGGCTAACTGGGAAAGAAAAGTATCGTTTGATTTACGCCCTGGTGCCAACACCTCAACACATGGTCCTAAATGAATGCGAGAAACTTTCATGGAAGTACGGCAAAAATTACGACAATGAAGACTATATTGCTCAAACACAACAAATTCAACGTAATAACGATTTGATTAAAGATTTACCCATTGAAAAACGAGTTAAGGTATTTGCTTTTGATTATGATCCAGCATACATTGAATTATTAAAAATTAAAATCGAGAAAGCTCGAGAATATTACAACACATTAAAACTATAATTATGAAAGAAAAATTTGAATTTATTTACAACACTGTAAAAAATAACATGGAAAAATTAGATAAAAAACTAATTAATGTTGAACAAGCAAAAGCTATGGCTTCATTGGCTAAACAAGCTAACAATGTGTTAGTTACTCAATTAGATGCTGGCAAGTTTATAGCTAATATTAAAGACGCAAAAATACATTTAGATGAAGTTGGATTATAATACTTTAGAAGTTTTTAAACATACACAAAGCCCTTATGAAATATGGTGCTTTGAAAATGTTGGGACTTTAGGCTTTCAACTTCATCAATTTAGAAAAGGATTTTTAAAACGTAAAAATGTTAATGGGTATAAAAAAACAAATAAAAATACTCCTATTATAATTGATAAATTGATAAATTCTTTTGATAGAAAAATAAAAAATATCTCAATATTTACAGATAATGTAAAAGATGAATACTTTGAAAGAATCAAACGTATTTTTGATGAACATTATAACGATACTTTTGAACCTAAAAAAAGTAAAAAGACTTGTTATTTTGAATATTTAGCTGATAATTATATCCTATATAAAAAAAATTATAAATCAAAAACATTTAAAGAATTTAAAAGTAGTGGACTTTTAAAAAATTATAAAAATTAAAATTATAAATTATGAAAAACGAAATACAAAAACACATCAAAACGCTAACAGCATACGAATATACTTTGCTGAATACCATTTGCGACTATTCAAAGATTAAACTTGATGATTTAGTTGGTCAAAAAAGACATCGAAAGTTTGTAAACGCTCGAAAGGTTGCAAGCTATCTTCTCAAAAAGAATGGTTACACGCTTCAAAACATAGGACAAATAATTAGCTTAATACCTAAAGACCATACCAGCATAATGTATAACATACGTTTAGCTGAAAGCCACTATCAATTTGAACCATTATTTAAAAACATTGTAGATAGTGTAGGCAATGTAGTAATTAAACAAGATTTCACGGCTTTAAAACACATCAAATGATTGAGTTAAACGAATACATCAAACAGAATCCTCAAATGAAATTAGAGCAGATTTCGAGGTTATATGGAGTTAGTGTTAGTGCAATAAGCAAACGTAGAAAAACGCTTGGAATTAAGCACGAAACTGGCGAGCTTTGTAAAAAGATAGCATCAATGCTAGATAAACGAAATATCGAGATAGCAAAGGAATTAAAATGCTGTCAAAGATTAGTTGCATGTGTAAGATTTAAGAATAATAAAGAAAAAAGAATGAACAGAAAAGTAGAATTGAATCCCGAACAAATAAAGATAGTAAAGGCAAATTATGATAAGATAAGCATTGATAAGCTTGCTAAATTAGTAGGAGTGACTAAAAACATCTTGCGTTCACGAATGATTGAAATGAAGTTATATAATGAGAAATCAAAGGTTAACTTTTATGGCTACGATTTAGACAACGGCAACGGATATTTCGATATTGATAAATATATAAAAATTATGTACTAATGGATCCGAAATATTTAAAAAGTAACACCGACATCACTCTAATCCTTACCTATGCAACGCAAATAAGCAGACTTTGTGAGAATGTTATCTTGGACATGCAGTTAACAAAGAATCTTAAAAAAGATTTCACAGACTCCATGAATGCAGCGCTTAGAATCCACAAGATTATAGCCAGTATTACTAATTACGAAATGCGAAAAGAGATACATGAGCGAACTACGAACAATTACGATACAGGAGCATTTGATAATATCATGTTCACAATAGGTCAAATGTCGGACGAACAACGTAATTTAGCAGACGAAATAATGAGCGAAATATTAAATAACACATTAAAAATAAATAGAAACAATGAATAAGATAATATTAATTTTAGCTATAATTACAACAATGTCATGTCAAGATGATATAGTAATAAATAAAACACTTGAAAATTTAAAAGTTGAACCTATTATGGGAATACCGAATTATGGATTGAGTAGAATTATAATAGATGATACAACTACAATTCTTATGTATAAAGGGTATCAATCGGTAAGTATAATACAATTAAAATAACCAGAGAAAATGAATAAAAATTTAAAAGGGTTTGAATACCTAAATAAAACAAAAAGCGACAAAGGAAAAACATTTGAGACAAAAGAAATCGATGTCGCTAAAATGAAAGCGGTAAGAATTGATAAAAAAACAATTAAATTAATAAAGAAATGACACCGAAAGAGAAAGCAAAACAATTATATGATAGTTTTGAAGATGATTTAATGGAATCCGATGTTTATTTTTTAGAAGCTGCAAAAAAAAGATGTGCATTAATAGCAGTTAATGAAATAATTGATATTTTTGAAAATATTGATGATATACAAGGATGGTACTATTCATATTGGGAATCAGTTAAAATTGAAATAGAAAAAACCGAAATAGAAAAACTTTAACAATTAAAAACAAATAAACATGAGTACAATGATTAGTGGGTATATCACCCTAGACAAATTAAAAGAAATCGTAAAGGTTTGCGAAAGCAAAAACGAAACAGGCTTTAAATTTACAGCCTCTATTTCAGACCAGTCAAACCAATACGGACAAAATGTGAGCTTCTTTGCAGAGCAAACTAAAGAACAACGAGATGCGAAAGTAAATAAGTATTATTTCGGAAATGGAAAAGTATTTTGGACTGATGGGAAAATTAGTTTAGGAACTAAAGACCAGCCAATCCCAACGAGCGAAATAAAGTATCAAGGTGGCAAAGTTGAAGATGTCAGAGTATTACAGGCTGAATCGGATGACTTGCCGTTTTAAGTCAAAAAATAATATGTAAATTTGTAAAATATACAAGATGTCGCATATCTTTAATTTAACTTTTTTATAGTCCTTTAGAATTTAGCATGATGCGACCGTGCTATTTTCTATAAGGACTTTTTTTATTTATGATTAACATCGAAGAAACAAAAAGAGATTACGAAGTATTAAAAAGTTTACATGACCTTTATTGGGCATTATTGTATTCAAATTTTAAAAATCATTTATTTGTAGAAAGTGTCTACAAAAATTTTATGGAACATCAAATGATTGCTATTGGTTATGTTGACTTATTATTTAAGCCAAGTAAAAAATTTATTACATTTGAAAAATATTGTAAAAAATATTTCGGGCACAAATTAAAAACAGATAAATTATGATTACATTAGACAGATGTCTTAGATTGCTCGAAAGTGGTTTATCACTAGCTACTTTAAGCGAAAACAAACAAGCCAATTTTAGTTGGAAACCAAACCAACAAACACCACTATCAAAAGAGGAATTTGCAAAGCGCTATCATTACCAGGGCGGGATAATGCTGAAAAGCGGTGAGCAAATGAAAGCGACATCAAACATTGCATTGATTACAGGCTACAATAACATTGAAGTTATTGACGTGGACTTGAAAGTTTTTGCAACTTTGCCGGAACAGACTAACTTTTGGAATGAGCTTCACGATTATTTGAAATCGAACATTGATGACTTTGATTTGAAGTTTGTTATTTACAAAACTAAAAACCAAGGTTATCATATTATTTATAAGTGCAATACCATTGTAGGTAATTCAAAGATAGCAAAATTAAAAGGACATAAAGAATGCGTAATTGAATCTCGTGGAATAGGCGGTTATGTAGTCGTTTATGATAATCAAATTAGCAAATTAGACTATCTCGAAATAAAGGCTATCACAGAACGTGACAGGCAAATATTGTGGGATATTTGTAAAACTTACAACTATGTTGAAGAAAGCGAAACGATACAACCCGAAAAGAAAGAAGTTAAAGAGTATGCAGAAAACGAAATCACTCCATGGAAAGACTACAACGATAAAATTGACATCTTTGATGTTATTGGTTCGGACTTCAAGATAGTTAAGAAACTTGCTAACCATTACATAATTTTACGCCATGGAGCTACGAGTGTGCAAAGCGGTTATGTTTATAGAAACTCTAATTGCATGTACTTATTTTCGACTGGAACTATATACCCAAACGAAAAACTAATAAGTCCTTTCAGTGCGTATGCAATAAAATATCATAACGGCAATTATAAAGAAGCCGCAAAGGATTTATACAATCAAGGATTTGGGAGCCGTATCGTAACTAAAAAGAAAGCTATTGAAGACAAAGAAATAATAAACATCAATGCAGACGATTTGAATTTCCCTATTGACATTTTCCCTCAAGACATTCAAGAGTACATGATTGAATGTAATAAAACTTTAGATAGCTCGATTGATTACATGGGGTGCTCAATGTTGTGGTTACTTTCAGTTATTGTAGGTAATTCAATTCAAATCGAGGTTAAGCGTGGATGGTACGAAACTTGTAATGTTTGGATTGCTATCGTTGGTAAGGCGGGCTTAGGTAAAACTCCAAGTATTAGCAATATTATTTATCCATTGCAGAAAATCAATTCAAAAAGAATCAAAGAGTATATCAAACAATACGATAAATATGAAGCCTATTCAAAGTTAACCGCAGATGAACAAAAGCAAAAAGAGGAAACAAAGAAGCCTATTAAAAATCAATTCATTGCTAATGATATCACTTTGGAAGCCCTAGTCGATTTACATCAAGAATCAAAAAACGCAGTCGGAGTATTCAAAGATGAACTTGCTGGATGGTTCAAAGATATGAATAAGTATAGAGCGGGATCCGACCTTGAATTTTGGCTAAGCTCATGGAGTGGTAAGAGTGTAAGCATGAATCGAAAGACCGCAAAATCCTCGTTTGTTGAAAAACCATTTATACCGGTATTAGGTGGCATTCAACCTGGGATATTAGAGCAATCCTATACCGC